ATTCCTGACAATGTGAATCCGCCTTATGCCATCATTGCCCCAAGCACTGTTGACTATCACAAGAGCTTCAGCTCGGGCGGTCTAAATACTTACAACTTCACAGTCACTGTGGTTGTTGGGCGCGTATCTGAGCGCACTTCGCAAGCAAGCCTAGATGCTTACTGTTCCCCAACAGGGTCAGCCAGTATCAAGGTTGCGGTAGAATCAGATAGGACACTAAGCGGAAATGCATATGACTGTGTAGTGACCGGCATGAGAAACTATGGCTCAATTACCATAGCGGAAAATACCTACTTGGCAGCCGAGTTTGACTTGGTTGTTCAGGCTAACTAACTAGGAGAAATACAATGGCAAAGTTTGTTGCTACTGATTACAAGGTGACTGTCAATGGCACTAACCTTTCGTCATCGCTAACCTCTGTTGACCTATCGCTTTCAAGCGATGAGGTTGACACTACTGCTTTCGGCGGTGCATGGCGCACTGTCGCTGGTGGTCTACAGTCAGGCTCAATCACCTTGAACTTCAACCAGGATTTCGGTGCTGGTTCAGTTGATGCAACCCTGTTCCCGCTGTTCAACACTGCGGCTACTGTAGTCATCACCCCAACCTCAAGCTCGGTATCGGCTACCAATCCGAGCTATTCTGGCCTCTTTTTAGTTTCACAATATCAGCCATTCGCGAGCTCTGTCGGCGATCTAGCCCAGCTTTCAGTAACCTGGAACTCAGCAGGAACTATCACCCGCGCAACTGCTTAATTTCAGGTAGACTCTAACTCATGAAGATTAACCTGCGCATTGAGTTTGTGTCTGGTGAGTCGCAGGAAGTTTCTGCGACCGCCCCTGATCTTGTTGCTTTCGAGGACAAGTTCAACTTGAGTGTTACAAAGCTCGAGTCTGAAATGAAGTTCACTCACCTAGTCTGGCTTGCCTGGACTTCGTTGAGCCGACAGAAACTAACCAGCAAAGAGTTCGATGCTTGGTTGGCTGATGTCGCTTCGGTAGGGCCTGAGTCCTCCCCAAAATAGTTGGGCTGGGCGATAGTTCCGCTCATTGGTATATCGCCAGCCTTGCTTGTGAAACAGGCATTGCCCCTCGAGTGCTGATGCAGGAGAGTGAGCGGATGCTTTGGACTATGGGTAGATACTTGGTTAGCCGGAATCTGCCTAAAGGCTAAAAGAAAACCCCCTGATTATCTCGGGGGGTTTTCTTCTGTCTAGGCTGCTATGGTTTCTAAGCCTTGAAGTCTGAACTGGTTGCCACTTAGGACAGCGCCAGCCGCGAGGTCTAGCATCCGCTGAACTTCCTCGGCGGTGAAGTTACCCGATCGCACCATGTTGGCAAACTCATCTGCATTGGTAATGGCATTGTAGGCAAGGCGAACAACTAGCCCCTGCCAGTAGGCATTGCCATGAGGAATCTTGTCAAGTCGCAGAGTTTGTAGGGCTTCGCTTGACCAGTTGATTGTCTTGTCAATGAAGTCACCTTCTTGCTTCATCATGAGGTTTGCCCAGTAGAAGTCAGCAGAACTGTAATCAATAAAGTTCCAATAAGCCCAAGCCCTTGAGTAATACTTGCTAGTTTCAATCTCACCCCCATCAATGATGATTAGGTGGGCAAGCACTTGACCATGCTCATCTTTGTAATCCGTTGGCTGATAGATGACAGTTAGAGAAGAGCCGCCATCGGCTACTGTATAAGTTGCTGGAACTGCTAGGCGAGTCTCAGCTTTCCAGTCTTGTTCAATGCCTTCAATTTCAAAGCGGTGTGCCTCTTCTAGCATCTCTGGTGAGTCGCTCAAATAGTCAAGCACAGCATCCCAGCGAGATGAGTTACCCAGGCGCTTTGCCTCTTGAGCTTCTTCCATCTCGATATATAGGTCTGAGGTGCTTCGGATTTCTAGAGTGGTTTGCATTTGGTTCTCCCTTTGTTTTCAGTGTGTGTTGCTGATGTGTCTAATGTAGCACAAGTTTCACAGCAAGCAAGCAAATAAGACAAGATTTCTTCGAGCGGTAGAATAGAAGCATGGCTAAAGACTTCCAATTCCAGATTGCCTCATTTGAGCGCATGGGCGGAATTGGTGACAATCTAACGGTTACAGACATCCGTAGACTTCAGAAGCGACTGCGCGACATTGATCCAATGCTTCGCACTCAACTTTTGCGCGATGTCAAAAAGGTTGCTGTTCCAACTGTTGATGCGGTTAAGTCTGCCATTGGTTCTGTAACCCCTAACAGCGGTATGCTTCGACCAGGTGCGCGCCTCAACTGGAACAATGCAATCGATGCCAAGGGGCGCTCGCACAAGGCGCTAGATGTTAAACCTGTATTCCGAACAGCGATGTCAGGGCGCTCGACTGTTACCAACCTAGTCACAGTAAAATCTGGCAACCCTGCTGTTACTCTTGCTGATATGGGTGGGCGCTCGGGGCGCTATCTAAATGCCGGCTACAAGGGTTCTGGCTACACCAAAGAATATTCCTATAAGGGTGGCACTCGCCGTCACAAGGTCAATGGACAGTTTCGCGGTGTTGTAGAAAAGATTGGTAACTCGCCATCTCGCTTTATCTGGCCAGCCGCTGAGAAATCTATTCCAGCAGCGCGCGAAGCAATTGAGAAGATTCTTCGCGATGCCTTCACTCGCATTAACTCGAAAGGCTACTAATGGCGCAATCAGTTCTCATCCCCTTAAAAGCGGTCTTTGATGACAAGGGTATAAAACAAGCTCAGGCTTCTTTTGGCCAACTTGGCTCATCACTAAAGGGTATTGTCGGCGCTGCTGGTATCGCTGTGGGCTTGGGCGCTATTGTTTCGAGCCTCAAGGATGCGACCAAAGCGGCTTCTGAGGATGTCAAGTCACAGGCACTTCTAGCCCAGCAACTTCGCAACACTGTGGGCGCTTCTCAAGAGCAGATCGATTCTGTTGAGAAGAGCATTGCTGCAATGGAACTTCAGGCTGCGGTTGCTGATGATGTGATCCGCCCAGCCTTTGCTACTCTTGTCCGAGCAACTGGCGATGTCACTCAGGCAACTCAGCTCACTAACCTGGCTCTGGATGTTGCTGCTGGCACAGGTAAAGACCTTGGCGCGGTGTCTATTGCTCTCGGTAAAGCCATCAATGGCTCAACTACTAGCTTGACCAAACTTGGAATCAACCTCAAGGGCGCATCTGATCCAATCGCTGAACTGACCAAGCAGTTCAATGGCGCTGCCGCTGCTGCTGCCGATAATGATCCTTATGCTCAACTAACTGTTGTTTTCGGCAGACTTCAAGAGCAAATTGGAACTTATCTGCTCCCATACCTGGAGGATTTTGCTAACTACATAACCTCGCCCGAAGGTCAGGCTGCTCTTACTGAGTTTGGTGATGGTGTTGGCGAAATCGCCGACAATGTGCTGAAGCTGGGTAAGAACCTTGGGTCAGAGGAATTTCTTAGTGGACTTGCCTCATTCTCTAGCTTCCTCGCTCAGTTGTCGGGTGGCGAGTTCGGTGGTGCGCTAAACACAATTAATGACCGCCAGACCGAGCTGTCAAAGAATCTCGAAACTCCTGCGATGCGCGACCTGCGCCTTAGCACCAAGGCTAAGAGTAGCAACAAGGAAATCGCCGCCGCCGCAAAGAAAGAGATAGCAGCGGTTAAGAAAGCGGAGAAGGAAACTCGCGCCGCTTACAACCGCTATGCGGCTCTGGAAGAAGTCGGCAAGTCGCTGAAAATGAATATTTACAGCACTGGGACACCGCTCAAGGGCAGTGACTTCTTGCCAGAAGAAACAGATGGTTCAAAGACATCTAAGAAGGTAGACACTGCTGCTAAGTTGGCTGCTGCTGATGCCAAAGCACTTGCCAAATCTATCGCTGATGCCAAAGCACTTGCCAAATCTATCGCTGATGCTAATGCCGAAATGGAAAAGGCAAAAGCCGAAGGAATCAGGAAAGCAGCCCAAGCCACTCAAGAAGCCGCCGAAGCAGCCGCCAGCGCAGCCAAAGAAATTGTTGACCAACTACAAAGTGTTTCAGATGCTGCTCAGACAGAGGCAAATAAATACACTCAAGCACTAACCCCTCTCGCCCCAACTGTTATCGAGGTTTATCAAACCGCTGTTGACAACCTCGCCAGACTGCAAGAAGAATCACAGCGCACCCTTGATGACATGGCTAAGGGCATGGCTGATGTCAAGGCTCAGGCTAACTCGGCTGCTACCGCCTTCAAGGATTTGGCTAAGACCTCTGCCCCTATCGGTGCTTGGGAACAGAAACTCAATGAGTCTTTCGCTAACCTCACCGCTTCAGCAGGCAGCGCTTTTAATAACAAGCTCATCACCGAGGATGCTTACAAGAACCTCAAGGCTTATGCTGCGCGCGAGAAGGCTCTGCTCACCGATATCGCTAAGAGGCGAGATGCACTAGCGGAGAAGATTAGCCTCGCTAAGACTCTCTATGCCAGCACCAAGCAAGCCATCATCGGCTTCGGTTCTATCACCGGACTGCTCAAGCAGCAGAGTGAAACTATCACCGAAACTAGCACCAAGATTATCGATGGCATCGCAGTCACCTTCAGCAAGACCTTCGAGAAAATCACTAGCACCAACCTAGTCGATGAGTATAAGAAGATCATTGACAAGACTAAGGCTTTCGCTGGCAACCTAAAGATGCTTCGCGACCAGGGTCTGAACAAGGAACTGTTTGCTCAGATTGTTGGCGCAGGTGTTGATGTCGCTGGCGAAACTGCTGCGGCTATCGCGGCTGGTGGCCCTGCGGTTGTTACTGAACTCAATGGGTTGTTTGAAGAGCTACAAACCATCGGCAGCCAGGTTGCTGAAACAACCACTGTTGTCATGTATAACAATGGCAAGGATGTCGCTGGCGGTTTCATAGAAGGTTTGATTTCTGAAGATCAGGCTCTTGCCGATGCCGCAACTTCTATCGCCGCCATCTTTGCGGACACCTTCCAAATCCAACTAACCAGTGCGATGGATGCTGTGTTGGCAGCTATGAAAGCGCAGTTGCAGTTGGCTATTGATGCGGCCATGGCTGCCTTGGCTAAGGCTAAGGCAGAGTTGCAAGCGGCTGCTGACAGCGCGAATAAGGCAGCCGCCGATGCTGCTGCTGCCTTGGCTAAGGCTAAGAATGTGGCACAAGCTGCCGCTGTCGAAGCCGCTGGGCCATCAAAGGGCTTATATTTGAGTCAGTTTGTTGCTGCTCAAAATGCTTTTATGGATTCGCAAATTGCACTTGGTAATACTCCAGATTTTAGTGTTGCCAATGGTGGATCTTTTGGTCGAAGTGGTTACACAACAAACTCCAACACAATTGGTCGAAGTGGTTACACAACAAACTCCAACACAATAAATGTTTCAGTCAATGCTGGCGCTATTGCTAACAAGCAAGAACTTCCGCAAATGATTGTTGATGCTCTTGGCACTTACACTCGACAGTCTGGTGCTGGTGGTCTAGTTAGAATCTTGGGGATTCAATAATGGCGCTTACTGAAAAAGTTGAAGTTGGTTTTGATTTAACAACTGCTGGTGGTCCATTCCTAACCTTGGATGATCCTGTTGCCGGACAGTTGGATAACCCTGCATGGCCTCTGGGTGGTCTGACTTTCTATGACATCACCTCTCGGGTGCGCTCTTACAGCATCAACCGAGGCAAGTCGCGCCAACTGGATGTGTTCCAGGCTGGTGTTGCTTCGGTTGTTTTGAACAACAATGACCGCGCCTTTGACCCAACCTTTGTCGCTTCGCCTTTCTATGGGCAGATTATTCCTAAGCGCGAAATCCGCATCACCTCCAATGGGATTGTCCAATACAAGGGTTTGATTGATGACTGGAACTTGGACTATGCCCCACAGGGTGACAGCACCGCTCTGGCGGCTTCCTCCGATGCTTTCTCACAGTTAGCCAACCAAACTCTTACTGGTGGCACAGCAACCCTGCAACTGTCGGGTGCGCGCATCAACACCATCCTCAGCTCAACAGATGTCGAATGGCCTACCGAAAGCCGAACCATTGATTCGGGCGAAGTTTATATGGGCGCGGATGTCGTACCTGTCGATGCCAATGCCCTCACCTATTTGCAAACCATTGAGCGCTCAGAGGGTGGTCGGTTCTTTGTCGGCAAGAATGGCAATATAGTTTTCAAAGACCAGAATGGTGTGCAGCCTAACTCTGCCGACTTCCTCACCCTGTCCGATGATGGCACAGGAATCAAATACACCGGTATGCAAGTTGTTTATGGTTCAGAGCTTCTTTACAACCAGGTTGTTGCTTCATCAACAACTGCTGGCGGCACAGCGATTGCCAATGACACTGACAGCCAACAGGCTTATGGTATTCAAACCCTGACCTATACCGATTTGTTGAGCGCCTACAACACCGATGTCGATGCTTTGGCAGTGAGCCTTGTCAAGCAATACTCTGCACCTGAGTTCCGCTTTGAAGCGGTGACAGTGAACTTGGATGAGATTACTACCGAGCAAGCAACACAGGTTTTGGGTTTGGAGATTGGTTCGGTTTGTGAAATCAAGTTCACCCCAAATGGTATCGCCCCAGCAATCCAGAAGTATGCGGAAGTCATTTCAATTAGTCACAGCGCCGATGTCCGCCGACACTCAATCACTTTGGGCTTCTCGACCCTCGACTATATTGGGCTAATACTTGATGACACAATCTTTGGTAAACTAGATACAGCCACAGTTGGCTAACAGAGGAGAATCATGCCAGGTTTAGGCCGTAAAACTTTCACAGCAGGCGAGGTGCTGACTGCTGCCAATGTGCAGGGTTATCTTCAGGATCAGGCTGTTATGGTGTTTGCCGGAACTGCTGCGCGCTCATCGGCTATCTCAACTGCCTCTAACGGCATGATGACTTATGACACTGTGACTGACAAACTTGATCTTTACTGCCACAACTCTTGGCAGGGTATCAACTATTCAAGCATCACTAACTCGACTGTGACCGCTTATACCGCTACAAGCTCAGACCACAACCTGACCTTTATCAGCTCTAATGCTTCAGCAACAACTATCACCATCCCTGACTTGTTTGAGATTGGTGAGCGCATCGATGTCATCCGCGATGGTGCTGGCACTGTGAGCCTGGCGGCTGGAACTGGTATTACTACTTGGGCTGGTGCTGGAACTGCTGGCACTGCGGTTACTTTCAAGATCAGCACTCAGTATGGTGGCGCTTCGGTTATCAAGGTTGCGGCTAACTCTTACCGAGTTATT